AAAGTCTGAGTCTGAATAGAATTGTTTATCATCACTATAAGAACCATTATAAAAGCTATTAGTTGCCTTTGCATAAGCAACCTCTCCTAAAGCTCCTAAGATACCATCAGTTAGTTGTGATTTAATTCCTTTGGTGTAACCATAAGAAAAGGTTTTACCCATTCTAAGGTTGCCTATGTACCTTTTAGAGGCAATATTTAAGGCAAGTTCAACTTCGTTGGCTTCTAGCTTAACTTTAATCATTCTTAGCTCCTTTTATTAATTGTTTTAATACAGTTGTTGAGGGGTTAAAATCGTAATCACTAAATGAGCAGCTTGATAGCAAGATAAATATTATTAAGTATTTCATTTTTTCTTTATAAATCTTTCTTCTTCTTTTATTTGTTTATCCACTTCTTCAAAGCTCTTACCATTTACTTTTTTAAACCAGCATTCGCAACAATAATCTTTATTTGATTCTATTACATCCGCAGGATCTCCACATTTAACGCAGATTTTATAATCTAAATATATATTTGTTTTAACCAATGTATCTAGCTCCTTTACTTAGGTTTTCATTTGCCCATAAAGGTTGTAAATTTTTATAATTACAACATTTATATTGGTCATTTACATTTAATAAATTAAAATGTGCCATTGGTTTTATATGGTCAATGTGCCATTTACCAAAATTTTTCCAATTCATTCCTTTTTTAAATTGTTTTTCTAAATGGTTTTTTAAATACAACCAATTACAACCTATTAATTTTGAGGTATTTACTTTTTTCTTTGCTAAACCTCTTTTAATATATTGATAAAATCTTGTTCTTAATCTTGATTTTAAAATAAAAATAGGATCATTTTTTAATCTTTCTCTTATTAGGTTTCTAGCTCTTTCTTTTATTTCAGGTCTTTGTGAGTATTCTTTAGATTGTTTTTTAATATGATCTTTATTTTTTAGTTTATATGCTTTCTTTTTAGCTTTTACATAATCTCTTTTATGCCATTCTTTTGACCATAATAATCTTCTTTGTTTATTTTCAGGTTTACTTTCATATATTTTTAAATATAACTTTCTTTTAATTTTATATGATTCTTTTGATTGAGCTTTTTTAGAATATACCTTTATTTTATCTTTGTTTTTACTTAACCATGCTTTTCTTACATTATTGTAATGTTCTTTAAATTTAGGATTAGTATTTAATAAATGTTTCTTTCTTATTCTATCTCTTTTTAAAGCCATTTGATGAGAGCAAGATTTAGAACAATACAGATTTCTAATAATATTAGGTTTTTGAAATTGTTTATTACAAAATTTGCAATTTAACTTAACATTAAAAACTTTTAATGCAGCTCTTTCTCTTTTTCTTTTGTTTCTATAATCCCTTTGACATCTATAAGAACAATGTTTTGGAATTGAAGTTATATTTTGAAAAGTAAATTTTTTATTACAACTTTTACAAACTAACTTTTTAATTGGTAGCATAATAAAAAATCCATAGAGCTATCTCTACTGCGATAATTGTTTCAAGCATATTATTTGATCCTTTCCTTTATAGTTTTTAATTTTATGATATGTCCAACCCTTAATAGCTATAGAACCATAAACACAATTAGAAAATGTCTTAATCTTTAATTGTTCTATTTGTTCTTTTGTTAAAGGTTTTTCTTTATCTTTCATTAAAATATAATTATTCCTACTGCTAGACCTATCAAAAACGATACAACAGACAATACTATTTCTTTTCTGTAATATAAGCTCTTAATCTCTAGGTCTTGTTTCCATTTCTTATTATTAATAACAACCTTACCAAATAATATCATTATATCCCTTCTTTCTTATAACCTTCTAATCCAAGTTTTTTAATAAAAGAATTAAAATATTTTTTATTTTTAAAAATACCTATGTCATAAAATGGACTATCATCCTTATGTTTTTTTATTCCATTATGATAATTAACAACATATTTGGCTTTTCCCACATTATACATTAAATTAAATGTTTTCATTTTTCCCCCTTTATAAGTTTAACTATATTATTAAAGTATTGTTTAGGTAAAGGAACTATTTCTTCCTTTATTCTAAATTCAACATCTTGCATATCCATAAAGTCATAAAACTTTTTACCTTTATTTTGCGACTCTAGGATATTAGTTATTGATTTGTAGTCTTTAGCTTTCATTATCCCTCCTATGCAGCTATTTTAGTGTTAATGTATGGTTTTGCATATTTACCAATGCTTAAATCAAAATAAAAAGCAACATGAAAATAATCACTCATTGAGTCGCTTTTATCAAACCATTTACGATCTGAGCTATTCATAATAATATCTACTATATCATTAAAAAGTTTTTGATGATGTTCAGGGTATCTGTCTAAATGATAATGATTAATTCTGTAATAACCTGAACTTTCAATATCTGAAAAATCAATATCACTTTTTAAAATACAAACATTAATATTAGAGTAATGTTCTCTTGTAATACTCCATTTAATATTAGGGTATTTGTTTTTTAATGCTTCCCTTATTTGTTTTACTTCTTCTGTTTTTATATATGCCATGTTTAGTTTCCTTTCTTTTAGTTTCTGACCTCATCAGTTAGGGATTAACCCTAAGACACCCCTTGTGGGGGTGTTTCGGTCTAATGTCCGTAATTTGCTGCGGTCTGATATTTAGGATTACCATCCCAAACTCTAGCAAATTCAAAAGATGAGATATTAACATGGTTGTCTTTACCATTAACTCTTTTTAAAAAAGGTTCTGCATTTTCTTTTACATTACCTGGAACAACTTTATCACTTCCTCTACAATCTGACTCATAATATTGATTAGTCATTTTACAAAGTTTAATTGAAGTTTTGCCAACTAATTTTACAACTTTATAAAAATCAATATTAGTTTGGTCATAACCCCAAGAAGTATATAAAACATCACCAATTTTCAATGTGTGAGGTTTTAGTCTTTCAGCTTTATATTTAGCTTTTTCTGCTTCTCTAGTTTTAGCATTTTCTAAAACATTGTTTATATGCTTATTCATATGCTCAACATTTTTAAATCTATACCAAAATAATTTGTTTTTACCTTTTTTAGGGAAAGCAATACAAGATGGTTTTAAATTGTCATTATTCCAAAAAAAATCAAAATGATCGTTTTCTTTTATTTTAGTATTTAGTTGCTTTGGTATATATCTTTCACTTGCGTAGTTTTTAGTCATTGTTTCTTCCCTTTGTTGATTTGTTTTTCATTCTTTATTTGTATCATTTTTGTATTAGATTGCAAATGATAAAAGCATAAAGTTTAAAATAATTAATGTTCGCTAAATGTTCTTTATTGACTACCCATATTTTGACATGTAGAAGGTCTAGCAAGGAAGGATTTAAAGAATATGGAAAAGACTAAAAATGGGTTCGCAATGATCCCTAATTCAATAATATATGATGATAAAATAGGCAATGAAGCTAAAGTCTTATTTTGCTATATAAAGTCATTATCTCCTAATTATAGGAACCTCAGAAACTCAAATTTATGCAAGAAACTTGGTGTTTCTGTAAATACCTTACAAAAAGCTAAAAAAGAGCTGGTTGACAATGGCTACTTAATTATCCACAGATTATCAAGTGCCAATAGATATACCTTAAGACTACCCAAAATTAGGGTAGGCAGGGTGTCAAAATCTAAGCAATCAGACTACCCAAAAATTGGGTACCATTTAGAGAGTAATAACAATAGTAATAATAACAATAATAATAAGAAAAAGTTTAAAGGTTTTAAGAAATGAGTGAAGAAGAATATTACTATAATAATGAACCTTTACAATTAAGCTATAGAAACACCTACACCCCCCCTGAGAAGATTGAAATAGTTCAACAACTAGAAATAGATTATAGTTCTGGAATGGTGTCGGATTCTCAAGTTCGTTGGATCGTAAACAATGCTAAGTTTGGCAGTTTCACTATTATGAAAATAATAGACAATTTATTATTTCAAAAGAAACTTAAATATAATCCTATAACCCTTGACAAGCGAACATTTTATAAGCCAAAAAGTCCTTTTGATTTGTAATCTACCATATATTGTGTTAGTAAATTATTAGACTACTAGCTCCCTTGCGTTAGTCTAAAAATGGTTAATTAACTAGACCTGGTATTGTGCTTTTCCTTTCTTTCTTTCTTGCCTTGCCAGGTCGTTAAATAAATAAAATATTATGGCTGGACGACCTAAAAAATTAACACCTAAAAAAATAGATCAAATATTAGAAGCATTTAGTGATGGCTTAACTATTAGAGAAGTATTTAACAGAGAAGATATAGACTTTACTTGGTCTAGTTTTAGAAAGTATTTAATAACTGATAATGATTTAATGATGAGATACCAAAAGAGTAAAGAGTTAGCAATTGATCTAAAACTTAGCCAATTGGAAGATAAAAGAAAAGAATTAGAGCTAAAGATTGAGTCAGGTGATTTAGATCCTAAAGCTGCACAATCTATGGTGAACCTTTATAAGATTATTACAGCTCATAATCAATGGAGTGCCAGTAAAATAAGTTCAAAAGTTTATGGAAAAGCAGCCGAAACTTTATCAATAAAGGGTGATAACAACCAACCATTGTCAATTTCTTGGTCTAAACCTTAGATTTATTATGATTATTTCTTTTGCTAAACCTTACAGAAGTATTGGTTTAATTGGTGATGTGGTAAAAACAACACACATAAAAAGCAAAAGTTATACATGAGTTGTTGCAAAATTATCACAGAATTGATGCAGTTTAGAATAATTATAAGTTGTTTGGCTAGTTTTCTGATAACGATTAATTATCGGAACTTTTGTATTGATAATCCATAAGTTATCGCTGTAAAAGTGATCGTTGTAATAACTGAATTATGAAGAACAAATAGCGAACATGGGTGTACTTAAAAAGGCGATACCCACTTTTTAGGTTACCTGTTAAAATAATATTGATACAAGGCATAAACACATGGATGATAAATTTCTAAAAACAATAATCTTCATTATGAAGGATAAGATGACAAAGAAACCAGTTGTGATAACTCACTTTAGAGGTTTTAAAAATAAAGCTGAAGCTGATGACTTTTCAGAGTTTTTAAAGTATCAATTTATAACAGAAGATGATTTTGATAATTCAAATAAAACATTACACTAGGGGGGTTTTGTTTGTCAGACCATAAATTAATCTTAGGCGATTGCTTAGACGAACTTCCTAAAATTTTTGATAAAAATATTGATTTAGTCCTAACAGATCCACCTTATGGAACAACCGCTTGTAAATGGGATAGTGTAATACCTTTTGAACCAATGTGGAATGAGTTAAAAAGAATTATTAAAGATAATGGTTGTATTGCCTTATTTGGTAGTGAGCCGTTTAGTAGTGCCTTAAGAATGAGTAATATTAAACATTTTAAATATGATTGGATTTGGCAAAAATCAAAATGTGGAAGTCCACTAACTGCTAAATATAAACCTTTAACAAAACATGAAATAATTTCTATTTTTGGAATAAAAACAATTAAATATTTTCCACAAATGATAGAAGGAAAACCATATAAAAGAATTGGAAAAATAGGAAAAATAAATAACCATAAATATGGACTAAAATATATTGATATTAAAAATAAAGGAACAAGACATCCAATTTCTGTTATTTGTTTTCAACAAAAATGGAGAAGGCAAGATCAATTACACCCAACACAAAAGCCAGTAGCTCTGTTAGAGTATTTAATAAAAACTTATACTAATGAGAATGATACTGTGTTAGATTTTACAATGGGTTCAGGCTCAACTGGTGTTGCTTGTAAAAACCTTAATAGAAACTTTATAGGTATTGAAAAAGATGAGAAATATTTTCATATTGCTAAACAAAGAATTGAGAGGGGTTTTGATATAATATGAAACAAATTGTAATTCCTTATTCGCCAAGACAAATCCAAAATTTTTTGCATGAAAAATGCGATAAGAACCGCTTCAATGTAGTGATCGTTCACAGGAGAGGGGGTAAGACTGTCTTTGCTATCAACCACCTCATTAGAGCAGCTCTTACAAGCAATAAACCCTATCCTAGATATGCTTTCATCTCTCCTTACAGATTGCAGGGAAAGAGTACAGCATGGGATTATATGAAACAATTTTCTGCCACAATTCCAGGTGTAAAATTTAATGAGTCTGAATTAAGGGTGGACTTTGGAATAAATAATTCCAGAATACAAATCTTAGGTGGTGAGAATAGTGCAGCTATTAGAGGTCAATACTTTGATGGTATAGTTTGTGATGAAACCCAAAACCTTTCGCCAGACCTCTTTGATACCATTTTAAGACCATGCCTATCGGACAGAAAAGGGTTTGCAATATTTATTGGCACACCAATGGGTAGAAATTGGTTCTATGAATTACATGAGAAAGCTAAGAAAAATAAAGATTGGTTTACCAAAGTATTTAAAGCTAGTGAAACAAAGATCATAGCTCAGGAAGAATTAGATGCAGCCAAACAAACCATGTCAAATGAAAGTTATGACCAAGAATTTGAATGCTCATTTCAAGCTGGAATAAGTGGTTCTTATTTTGGAAGTATAATTGAGGAGTTAGAGGAGTCTGGCAATGTTAAGAACTTTGATATAGATGAAAGTTTAGATGTGGAAACCTGGTGGGATTTAGGAATGAATGACAGTACAGTAATTACCTTTGCTCAACGAAGATCCAATGGCGAAATTAGAATTATTGATTGCTATGAAAATTCAGGTGAGGGATTAGAGCATTACATAAATGTCATAGATAGCAAACCTTACAACTATTCAAAGCACATAGCTCCCCATGATATTAGAGTTAGAGAGATTGGCACAAATAAATCCAGATGGGAAACCGCTAAAGAACTAGGGTTAGAATTTGACATAGCACCCAAACTTAGTGTAGAAGATGGTATTGAGCAAGTAAGACGAATGTTACCAAAGTGTTTTTTTCATAAAAACAATTGCAATAAGCTAGTAGAAGCATTAAAATCATATTGTAAGCGGTGGGATGAAAAAAATAATTGTTTTAGGAATAAACCCCTACACAATTGGGCATCACACTTTTGCGATTCGGTCAGATATGGTGCAGTTACAGAACCCATAGAAAGATCAGATTGGAATAAGCCAATAAGAGTTGATACAAATTATATAGTTTAATATGGCAAAAAAAAATAAAGAATTATCAAATATAGAATTACAAAGTTTATTATCAAATCAAATTCAAAATGCTTTAGGTTATCTGGGTGGAGAGTTATCAGATTCCAGAACTAAATCTTTAGAATATTATTTAGGTGATAGATTAGGCACAGAAATAGATGGTCGTAGTCAGGTAGTATCAACAGATGTTGCCGATACGATTGAAAGTTTATTACCAAATTTATTAAGAGTATTCACAGCATCAGATAAAGTTGTTAGCTGCGAACCTATGACAGCCGAAGATATTCCTATGGCTGACCAAGCGACAGCTTAT